CAAACCTGTGCGGTCAAGCAGTTCTTTAGCTGCTGACATCTTATCACGAATACCTAGTTCAGTAGGGTCATATAAAGCACCAACCATAGCCATAGCAGCTTTAGGTGCAGTACGAGCAAAGTAAGTACGTGTCTTATCTGCTATCTCATCCTTAAGCGATTCTACAATAGCACCTGTGCTAGATGCTTCACTATACCCTGCCAACTTCTTAGCGGCAACTACGTCACCACCTGCTTCATCAAACAGTACTTCTAAGAACCGCTGCTGGTTTTCTGTTAGTTGTCTGGTCATTGTAACGTCCTTAAGTAAATTAAACCAACAAGACTACCCGTAATCACTAGGAACAACACAAACCCTGCTACCCACTCTATTAACTTACGCTGCATCTCTATTCGTTTATGATCGTGTTCTTTCTTCTGCTTTCTTATATCAGCCTCAATACGTAAATGCTCTTCCCAGTGCGAGGGGCCATACATTACACAGATGTAATCTTTTAACTCCTTACGCATAGACTCAGCTTTCTTCTTAGCTGCGAATATCTCCATTGCTTCTGCTTGAACGCCACCACCAAGGGTTTTATACCAAGGTGGTTTAGCGTTCTGTCTTTCAGCGAAATCTAAGTCACTTATAGCACCAGCCCACTGTGTTAGCTGGCTACCCATATCTTGTAAGTCTTTCCCAACTGCAATACCCTTCTTAAGAGTATTAAATGCGGTTGTGGCTAAACCTATAGCGGTTACTGGATCTATCACTGTAGGAACCCCCTCTTATAAGTCCACTACCTGTTTGTCTATCTGTATCCCCAGAGGACACACCAGCTATAACAGTTAAACTTAGTATAAGGGGTAACTCCTTACTTAACCTCACTGTTCGTTGCCGTATACACGATTATATATCTCTCCTCTTGATATACCTATATCGTGTAGTTCTTTATTAGACATATTCTTTAGAACCCAGTAGTCTGCTCTACGCTGCTGATGATTCTGAATACGTGTTAGTAAATTCTTAAACATTGCACTATCTCCTTTTATTACGTGCGGAGATAGTTATACATAATTTCTAGCGCTATAGTAGATATAAAATGTGCATACCCGTTACCCTATAGGCACAAAGGTTTCTGTTACTGTAAGTATTGTATCTATATGTCCAGATCCACTAGGAGTAACCCTAATCTCATCACCCGACTGTATCACCAAGTCTATTTCATTAAAGCTTACATAATCCCCAGCGTTAATAGACTTACCCTTAAGAAAATGAGATGTGTAAGTATCAGCCGATACATACCACTCTACCTCAATAGTATTAGTAGAACCACCACCATTAACTACGTGTATAAAGGTAATCTCAGCTACACAATTAGCAGGACAAGTGTAGACAGTCTCTGCAGTTGTACCTGTATTATGCCCATAAACAGACTTAATACGTGCTGGTTTACCTTGATTTACGAAAGACATTAGCTGGTCTTAACTTTTTTTGTACCTGCTTGAGAAGGCTTATTAGATGCACCACAGGCTAGACCACCGTGAGCATAGCCCATCTTTTTCTTAGCCATACCGCCACCCATATAGCCCATCTTCTTAGCTACTGCAGGAGCCTCTTTCTTAAGCGCTGCCATTCCAGCATTCATTTTCTTACCCATATCACCACCTTTTGCCATTCCTACTTTATGATAACCTGTACCCCCACAATGAGAGCAACCCTTGCCTTTACATTTTGGACACATCTTCTTTGCCATTACGCATTCCTCTTCTTACCTGATGCAGTCACTGACCACTTAACTTTCTTGGGGCCAGTCTTCTTAGCTGCCTCTTTCTTACTTATTCTACTAGCTACCGCTTTAGGTCTACAGGCAGGATAACCCCGCTTTTCCCCAGAGGAACGACCACAAGGTTTACCAGTCTTAATATCAGTCCACTCTTCACCGAACCACTGTCCTAGTCCACCCTTAGCCATATCAAGCTACCTTATTAGATTTGCTACCAGAGTACTTACCACCCCTGCGCTTATACTCTTTAGTAAGCCAAGCACTAGCGTAAGCGCTGGGCCAGACTTTAAATTTCTTCTTAGCTGCGGCCTTAACTGAGGCATACAACTTCTTATTTGTTGGTGTAGGTGATTTACTCATATTATGCCACTACAAAATCTACTATTTGTCCATCGGGTTTACGTAACTTATTAGGATCAGGGTTGTATGCATACATCTGATTCACTATCTTAAGATCCTCTACAGGTGTGTCAGGAGTCACCTTGTTAGGCTGTTCTGGCTTAAACTCTTCATTATTTCTACTAGATCTGTCCTTATCAGCTTTCTCAAAGACTATATTATCGTGAGTCTGAAAAGGAAAACTAGGTAGAGGAAAGTGAGAAATAAGGGTCATTCTACTGTAGGCTCCTTAGTGCCAAACACTCTTTCATAAGTCATATCATTACTGTACTCTTCAGCCCACCTATTCTCAGTAAAGGTAGCAAACTCTATCAGAGCCTCTAGGTCAAGATCCATAGAGTTCATATAAGTCTTCATATCTACAACGTCTTGCTGTAGTACCTCAATAGTGTGGGCCTGTTTAGATACCCACCATACAGCAGCTGCAAGTTGTACAGCCATAGCTACCACTAGAGCGACAGGAAGTTTAAGATCAGTCATAGCTACCACGCCTTACAAGACCAGTATCTTGCACTAAATTTATCTGTTGCAGTATCGCAGTTATGTCTAGCTCTAAAGCTCTTACGACGATCAGGCTGGTCTTTCTTGATACTCATCTTAGGGTCACCAAAACGAACTACCTTAACCTCACTACCCTTCTTAGCTAGTACAGCACTCTTCTTAGCTGCACCCGGAGTACGCTTAGGTTTGTTGTACCCCGGATAAGTTTCACCCCGGTACTTTAGTCCACCACTAGGTAGACGTTCTACATCTTTAGTTGTAGCCATAGGATTACCTAACTTTTCTACCTGTTCTACGGGAACTAGAGTCTGTCATAGTCTTCTTAGCTGAATTTCTTTCAATTTGTTGCATCTTTGGTTCTGATATACCTTTAACAACAGAAGATTTAAAAGCAGGGTCAAGTTTTTTCATAGTTCTATTAAAAGCACCTTGAGTTATCTCACCATTTCCTAATTGCTTACGAAGCTTGGCTTTAAGAGTTCTTATATCTTTAAGTAACTGAGTCGCTTGTTTTTGATCACGATTCTTTGGTCTTGCTGTAGAATTATTTGCTGGCATTTTCTATATCCTTACTACTTCTTACCTGCTTTACTATTACGAGGGAAACTACGGTTCTTCTTTTTAGTCGTTACCCGTAGATTAGCTTTAGAGTTGTCGTGAGGGTTACCATTCTTATGGTCAACATCCTTACCGTCACCCTTCTTAACTTTACCAGCAGCCTCTAACTTACGTCGAGCTTTCTTACGGGCAGCATTACGAGCCAACTCTCTAGGAGTACTCTGTAGTTGTCGCTCTCTCTTGTAATCTCTACCTGCCATATTCTCGCTCTCTGTCAGGGTCTAGCACTTCGTAGCGCTTTAGGTGACCCTCTAAATACATTGCTCTCTCAACGTGATCCAAAGAGTACCTCACACCAGTGTCAGCCTCAATAGCTGCCCTGACATAGAATACATCACTCTTAGGAATGTGAATCTTTTGCATAGTTTTACTATTGTTATCTACTAGAGCCTTATAGAACTCTTCAATAACATTATCACTTGCATACAGTTGTACGGACTTTTTCATATAAGTCAACACTTAATTTACTAGAACGACAGAAAAAAGGTATGTGCTGACTTACGTTCAACTAAGAGGAAGAGGAGACACAAGAGGGAGTTAAACTTTTAAGTCTAACACATACCATTCAGTTCATACTCGTTTATTATTGATTATTATTGTATGAACTAGAACATAGTTTACTATATAGTTAAACTCTTGTCAAGTTATTTCTTTTATATAGTAGTAAATAGTAGAAGTTTACTATATAGTTTAACTATCTCCTGCTCCTGCTACGCAGTTATACTCAGGTAGCCCCCCTCTGTCAAGCCCTAAACTTGCATATATATACTAAATAGTTATGCTTATGGCGAAATCGGATAGGTTTTCTAGTTTACAAAGCAAAAAACCCCGTGTGTGTATACGTATATATATACATTACCCAGTACCCCCATCTGGCCCTCGCCCAGTACCTCTTAGGTTGTGCCCAGTGACTGTTTTTCTACTTTAGGTTGTGTTTTTAGAACAATTCTAAGCAAAATATGGCTCGCCTGCCTATTCTGCAGCGCTAATGCGTTGTTTTTGTTGCATAAATAAACTGTTTTAATAACAGTGACAGCCTAAAATGTGGTCATAAAACCCTACCCCACAGAGCCAATGCACGTAAAACGTGTAATGGATGCACAAAGACTACTTCAGGTTGAGCCTATATAAGAATAATGTATTGCCTGCCTATGCGAGTAGATCAAACAAGGTTTATCAAAAAAGAATTTGTTTCTTTTCAATAGCTTATCAGATAATTAGTTCAACCATTAAACTATCGCATTGCAATCTTGGATCAAATCAATCAGATTAGTTACATCGAAAGCGACAAGAAACAAATCGCAAGCAACGTAGGTTCTTCAAAGTGTTTCAGAGTCCTTCCGACAGATACGGTGAAAAGCCCTATCAGACTTAAAAGACAGACTAAAAAAACTACTTGACTACAAAACGAAAATAAAACAGACTAAACGACAACATAGACACAACAGAACGGATCAAGCATCGCAAAAAGTAAACGTATAGCATAGCCAAAGATTTACAAAATATCGTAAAGACTTTGGATGTTTTCCAGCCAACCGGATTGAGCGTTTACAAGTAAGCTTTGCAGTTCAAATTAGTCAAACAAATACGGATGCGGATACAAGGTTTCGCTAGAGCAGAATACCGCCGAAAGTTCCACTATAAATCCCCTAGCAAATCAGTGTTGCATAAGCGTCCGTTGTGAAACGTGCGCCTATCTGTAGAGAGAGACTAGGGGCAATATAGTGGTGGTTGCAAAAACAAACTAAAGCAGCGCCCGGGTTGACATTCTGGGCGTTGCACT